AGGTCGGATTCGGGGGCGATGCGCTCGTGTTCACGAAGACTCGGAGAAAGCACTCGCTGAAGTCCCAGGGTTCGATCGGCATCCCCGGCACCGTGTTCTCTGGTGGCGCGTTGTTGTCTTGGCTCCCCCACGAGGTCCCGATCGAGAACCGCGCGACCGTTGGCACGGCCGCCGTCGTCAGGCTGAAGTTCTTTTGCGAGGGGACCGTCGGCAGTAGTGCGTGGAGGATCCCGAACCGCCCCTGCGCCCCCGATAGGGCCGTCGACTGATAGCCGACCACAATGAACGCCTCGACGATCGTGCCGGGCGGGCTGATCGTCGGGAGCCTGTAGTCCAAGAACTCGTTGCCCGGGTATCGCGCCTCGGCAAAGCTGGACTCGTTGAAGGGGTCGAGCGCAAAGCGCGGATTCTTGCCGGTCTGCGTTGCAGACACGTCGACGGGGATGATTGGGTAGAAGGCGCTGGCGAAGTCGTCGGCGAGCTCGAAGCCAGCGCCGTCCGCTGCGTTGACCAGCGCGGTCGGGTCGATTGGGACCAGGATCCCGTCCTGCTTGATGTAGTACCTGAGCCCGAGAGTCGAGTCCGCGTGTGCCTTGATCGCGTGACGCGCGACCAGGACGCGCTGATTTTGCTGGCCGGCACCGCGGCCGGTGTCGACCGTGAGCGCCGTCGCGCCCAGCTGGCCGCCGTTGACGGCCTCGAGGTCCTGGACGTTCGCGAACTCGGACCAGGGCGGCCGCATTGGGAGGCCGACGCGCCCGTAGCAGATCCCCAGCGGCAGCCCGACCGAGCGGTCGGGCGCCCGAGCGAAACGGTCGCGCGCGACCTCGGACGGGTCGACGTCCTGCTTCCAGTCCTCGCGCTGCAGGAGCCGCACCTCGCAGCGATCGGAGCCGACGACGTAGTTCTGCACGCGGCCGCTGTAGACAAGCAGAGCGTCCGCCCAGTCCGTCAGCCTCGAGGACCAGAGGTAGATCTCTACCTTCGCCCCTTTCCACTGGTAGTCGACGAAGAGGTTCGTGATGTTCTTCGTGATCGGCTGGAACCCGAGACCGTGGCGTGAGCTCAGCGCGAAGCCTCCGGTCGCGAGATCCGGGCCCGGGCTTCCGACCGACCCCGGCGCCTCAATCTGCTCGTAGTCCACCAGCCCGGCCTCCCATAGCTGATAGTCGGGCGTCTCGATGAAGCCCGGCGCCAGATAGAGCGTGCGCTCGGTCGGCAGCGTCAGGAAGACCTTGACCAGCGCGACCATCGGCGCGTCGAAGCGTCGCGACTCGCGGAGGAAGTTGGCGGTCGCGGCCATCTATGGAACCTGCGTGAAGCTGATGAGCGTCTCGTTCAGCGCGCTCGGGCCAGGGAACTGTTGCCAGTTAACCTCGGGCTCAGAAATCCGGCACTCGTAGTAGTTCCCGTCGAAGTGCTTGTAGACGAAGTTCCCCTTCTGGATCGTGCGCAGAAAGCCGACCTGCGTCGCGCTGAGAGCGGTGATCGGCACCTTGAAGTCGCGCAGCCGCGCCGCCACGCCGATGCCGAGGTCGTTGAAGAGCTTCCCGCCCAGGAACGCGACGCGCTCGTCCTCGCGGACGCGGCGCCACGTCTCCATCGCACGCATCCCCTGATTGAGCGTCTGCGTGTCGAGGCTGCGGACGAGCCATGGCTTACACGAGAACTGCCCCACGACGCCGGTGAACTCGAATCGCCAGTGCGCGGCGGTGACGCTGCTCCCGATGTCGCCGAAGACGTCATTCTGCGTCGCGGGATTGACGGACAACGCGAGCCGCAGCGTCGAGGCCGGCGCCGAGCTCCCGCTGTAGATGTTGACCCCCGTGAAGCCGCCAGCCCCGCGGTACTTGCGGATCATGGCGACGCCGGCCTGGCGCGCGTTCACGGTCGACTGACCGACCAGGTCGACGTAGACGGTGCCCGGCGGCGAGATCGAGGTCCGCCAGAATCGGAAGCGCGACGGGATCAGGATGTTCGACAGCGGGCGGTCGGCGTCCTCCACGACCGCCCCGTAGGGTGAGCCGAGATAGTTCCCAACGACAGGTGCGGCCTGGCCCCCGGTGCCAGTGATCCCGTAGAGACCGTTCCGCATGAGCAGCTGGATATCGACGCTCATGGGTGCTCGACCACGGGGATCGCGAAGTCGAAGAGCTCAGGCGCTCCGAACACGCGCTCCCAGGACAGCTCGCCGCGCGGCAGGGAGGTCTCGAGAAGCGTTCCCGCGGAGTCCCCGAGCCTCAGGATGAACCGGCTCTCGAGCGTCGTCAGCTGGTCGCGCAACAGATCGCGCGTCGCCTCGGTGGCGCCGATCAGGAGCAGGTTGCCAGCGAACACGACCGAGCCGCGTTCCTGCGCGGGCTCAAATGCGAAGGTCAGACCGGTGGGGGTCGTGATCTCGCTGCGGAGACGGGTCGCGCTGCGCGTCGTGCCGACGCTGAAGTCGTGCCCCAGGTCGATGACATCAGCAGTCTTGACCAGCCAGAGGTTGCAGGAGAACTCGCGGACCGAGGCGATCTCGAAGCGCCAATACCTCGCAGTGGTGGGCACGCCAGCGAAGAGCGAGTTGTTGTGCGCGTTGCCACCGGCGCTGCCGCTGTCCGCCGTCCACGCCCCGGGGTTGGGGTCGTAGGCCCCGGCGCCGGCGATGTGGCGGATGGTGGTCGATGGGTTTTCGAGCCCGCCGTAGGTCCGGATCTTCGTGATCAGGGCTGCGTAGATCGACTGCGCGGAACCGAGGTCGATGTCGACCAGCACCGGGTTCGGCGGGGCCGCCGACGTCCGCCAGTAGGTCTCGCGGTCGGCGATGAGCAGGTGACTCATTGGCCAGTCGGCGTTCTGCTCGAGCGCCGGAGCTCCGCCACCCGTGCCGTTCTTGAGCGACACGCCAGGGTCTGCGAGCGCGTTGCGCGTGTAGATCAGAGCGTTCGCCATCTCAGAAGTCTCGAGTCTGCGCCCGCCGGCGCTCGGCGAAGAGCCCCTTCCCCGTCGGGGAGTGCATGTATTCGTCGAACGACTGAGAGTCGAGCGCCTGGATCGAAACGTTGACCGGCGGCGCCGGCACTGCGATTTGCTTCCTCAGTTGGTCGACGGAGCGCGTGAGGTCTTTCATGAGGCCCTGGGTCACTGGACCGATGGTCACGTTCGCGACCGATGGAACTCGGCCGAGGCTGGTCTCTGGGGGCAGCACGTTCCCGGTGGGTCCACCACCACCGGCGGCGCCGCCGACGATCGCGGTTGCACCAACGACTGCGCCGGCCGGGCCGCCAACGGCGATCCCAGCGAGCTTCAGGAACAGCTGGAAGATCTTCGCGGCGACCAGTCGGGACAGGGCCGACAGGATCTGCGAGACCATCGAGTTGACGATTCCAACGATCGCAGACCTCAGCGTGAACACGCCGCGCAGCATGTCCTGGAAGACTCTGTCGATACCGTCGGCCAATCCTTCGAAGGCCGACTGCAGAACGCCCACGGCGGCGAGGCTGGTGTCCGCGAGGTCCTGGAGGCGATCCTTGAAGTCCTCCATTGCCTGAACACTCAGCGGCGCTTGCGGCCCCGGCACGTTCGGGAGCGGCTCGAAAGGGCCGAAGCCCGAGGGCCCGCCCCGGCCCCGCGGTTGCAGATCGGGGCCCTCAACCCCGATCGCCGCGACCCGCAGCATCTCCTTCAGCGACTGCGTCGTCTTCGCCGCGTTGTCGCCGAGGGTCTTCACGCCATCAGCAAAGCGGTTCGCCGCGTTGGTGCCCTCCTCGAGCACGTGCGGCATCGGCGTCATCGAGTCGACCAAGGCCTTTGACTGCTTGACGAGCTGGTCGACCTGGACCAGCAGCTTGTCGTAGGCCTTGCCCTGCCGGTCGGCCGCGTCGGCCGTCGACAGACCGAGGGCGGCGAGCGCCTGGCGCGCGCCGGGCACCCGCTCGACCAGCGACCGGACGAATGCGTCGAACGCATTGCCTACGATCTGCAGCGACGTGATCGTCACGGTGATCGTCTGGGGCAGCGTGAGGAGCAGCGTGAGGAAGTTCCGGATCGCGTCGGCGGCGAACCGGATGGCCGGCGAGAGCTGGATCAGGAAGGCGTCCTTCAGCTGGTCCATCGAGCGGTGCACGATGTCGACCGAGCGGTCGAAGTCGAGCAAGGCCTTGTTGACCTGCTCCAGTCCCTCGGGGTTGGCTCGACGCAGGAAGTCCTCCATCGCCGCGCCGCCCTGGTTCAGCACCGGGATCAGGTCGGACCCCGACTTGCCGAGCACCTTCACCGCGAGCGCCGTCTTCTCGGGACCGTCGGGCGCCACCGCGAAGACGTTGGCGAGCTCGGTCAGCGCGCCCTGCGTGTCGCGCGAGGACACACCGAGCGCCCTCAGCGTCTTGTCGTTCGACGCGATCGCTTTGTCGAGGAACTTGAGCCCGGTCGCGAGCGACTCGGTCGACACGCCCGCCTCGCCGGCGAAGCGCGACAGCGCCTGGAACGCGCCCGCGGTGAGCCCGGTCTTCTGCGCCAGGTTCGAGAGCTGCTCCGCCTGGGCCGCCATCTCGATCAGGTTCTTCGTGCCGGTCACCACGGCCGCCGAGAGCGCTCCCAGGGACGCCACCACGCCCAGTATCCCGACTCCGACGGCGCCCATCAGTGCAGACGTCTGCGAAAGCTGCTGCAGGCTTCTGGTGGCCTGGGCGGCCTTCGGCGGGATGAGGCCGAGCGAGTCGGCGAACTTCACCAGCTGGAGCTGCGGGGCCGCGCCGGACTTCACGCCCTGGCGCTCCAGCCCCTTCAGCTGGCCAATGGCCTGCGCGATCGCCTGGTTGGCTTCGTTCCTCGCCCGGATGAGGATCTCGACCGATTCGGCTGCCACGCGCTCATCCTCCCTGGACGTTGCGCCGCACGAGCAGCTTTATGATCGCCTCGATACCGAGCTCGCCCGGCTTCCTCACATCAAGCGCGGCCTCAACGCCGCGGTACTTGCGCGCCGCCGCCAAGACCATGCGGTCAGCGTGGAGCGCCGCCGGGTCTCCCATTAACAGCCGATGCGGCCGGCTCTCCGGGTGCATCTTCGAGATCTCGGCCAGATCGACGGCCAGCGCGCCGAGCTCCTCGCCCAGATCTCCCTTGGCCTCGAGGAAAGGTGGCCATGCCTTCGGCCACCTCCGTCATCTGGCGCGCGAGGTCGCCGTTGAGTTCCATGACGGCATTCAGGATCGCGACCTGGCCAGCGATCGGCACGGCCGCGAGGTCAAATCCTTTCGGGAGCGCCTGAACGTAGAACTCGGATTCCGGTGACTCGGCCCGCCGGATCATGATCAGATCGACGAGCGACAGCCGGCGTACTGCGACCTCGCCGCCTTCGAACGGGACGATCCTGCGCGTCTCCATCAGACGTTCCCGTCGCTGTTGCGCACGCGCGCGACGATCGCGCTGGCGTCGACCGTGTCGTAGTACGCGCGGTGGGTCGACGTCGCGAGGATGACGCCGTACTTGTTGATCGGGTTCGAGTACTTGCACCGCGCCTTGTTGCTGCGGAGCTCGAACTCGCGCTTGACGGCGCTGCCGAGCGTGGTCGGGTCCTGGAAGATGATCTTGGGCGCCGTGTCGGTGAACAGACGGGCGGCCTGGAACGCCTTGAGGTCCTGGTACTCCTCCTCGAACGTCCAGGTGACCTGGGTCCGCGAGTCGGGCAGCGGAAGATCGGTGTTGGCTGCCCCGAGGTAGAACCGCTCGGCCAGCGGGTTGTCGATCTTGACCTCCCAGCTCCGGACCCGCAGGGCGCCGCCGGGATATGTGACGGACGTGACGCCGTTGTTCAGCGTGACCACGTGCTTGCCGAGGACTGGCCAGATGAAGGGGTAGCCGAGTGTGAACGTCAGCGTGACGGTGCCGGGCGTGGTGATGTTCAGCGGGGCACCGGACGCATCGACGAGGGTGATCGACGTCGCGCTGGTGATTCGGCCCACGAACGACCCGGCCGTGACGCCCGTTCCGGTGACGGCCTGGCCGACCTTTACGCCGGACGTCAGGAAGTCGTTGCTCGTGGTGACGACCGCGCTGCTGCCGCTGAGCGTGCAGCTGGCTACCGTGAAGCTGAGGGTCGGGTCGTACCCCGCCGGCGTGGTGCCGGTGTTCGGATCGAGGTCAGTGCCGAGGAACTCCGCCTCCGCGTGGCAGAGCGACTCGTCGCCCACGCCACCGCGCATCGTGAGCGACTTCACCGCGGCACCCAGTCCGCGGATCACCTTGGCCGACGGCACGTTCGCCTTCGACATCTCGATCGTGTAGCTCGGCGCCGTCGCGCCTTCCTTGATCGTGTGGTCGCGCACGTAAGTCTCGCCGCCCACCAGGGCCGACGATGCCGACCAGAGAGCGCCCTCGAGCAGCTTGAGGATGATGCCCTCGTAGTTCAGCCGGACGGATACCGGCCCAGTGAACCGCACGCCGCCCTGATAGAAGGCGCGCGCGGTGCGGCCGGCGTAGAGACTGGTGTCCTCGATGTCGTCGACATCGATCTGCAGGTCTTCGGACTCGAGCTCCGACTTACAGCGCGCGGCGATCGCCGTGCCGTAGGTCGTCTCCTTCTCGATTTGCCAAAAGGCATCCTTGCCGAGCGCCATGGCTTACGGGTCTCCCTTGGCGGTCAGGAACTCAGCCAGGACGGCGACGGTCCCGACATAGACGCCCGCCTGCGCCATGTCGTCGCGTGCCTCGAAAACGTCTTCGTAGATGCCAGCGTTGGCGAGCGTCGAGCCCTGCAGCGCCGCCTCTCCGTTCTGCAGCGCGCGCCGCACGTCACGCTCGAGCTTCGACACGAGATCCTGTCCGGCGAGCGAGTCCGGGCAGGCCAGCCAGACGATGAAGGTCGCCCGGTACAGCCCGCCCGCCGCGGTGAAGCCCTCGAGCTTCGCCTCGGTGCGCCCGTGCTGGACCCACAACTGCCGCTCGGGTGTCTCGGGGATCGCGTCACGACGCGGCCGACCAGGGAGAACCTGCGGGGCACCGGCACCGGATTCCCATCCGCTGCCAGGCGTCACGCCGATCTTCTGCAGCTCGGTGATGATCGCGTCGCGGATCGCAAGAGCTCGTGTCGCCATCCCGGTCCCCTACGCCAGTGCGCAGCGCACGCGCGTGAGTGCGCCGTCTTCGATGCGGTGCTGATCGATTACTCGGTAAGCGGTGCCTTCCACCGTGATCGCGACGCCCTCGGCCAAGCCGCTGAACGTCCCGGTCTTCACGACCACCGAGACCACGCGACCGACGAGGACTGCTCCGTCGCCGCGGAGCAACTCCTCGTCCATGATGTCGCGCAGACCTTTCGCCGTAGTCGAACCGACAGTGACGGGGACGCCACCGGCGCCGTCCAGTAGCGCCTGTATGACTTCCTCCTGGAAGTACGACTCAGGCATCCCCGTCGACCCTTTCGGCCTGCTCTACCGGTACGCCTTGAAAGCGTTGCAGGTGACCTGCAGCGCGAACGTCGGCGACGAACCGGCGACCGTGGCCACGTAGCGCAGGTAGCGCTTCGTCGCGCTGCGGTCGACCACGATGTTCTGTACGTTCGTCGAGGCGTTGACCGTGGTGGCCGTCGCGCCCGACACGTCGGCCCATCCGGTCGAACCGTCGGCGGAGTCCTGAACCTTCCCGTCGAGCGTGGGAGTGGTGCCGCCCACCGTTCCGATCTGCTGCGTGAAGATCACGCTCCCGGCCATGCCGTCGCAGTCGACAGCGGCCCCGGTGGTAGTCGTGTTGATGGACGCCGCAGCGGTGACGCCGCTCGCAAGCGGCGTGAGAAGTGCAGCTGCACGGGCGACTGACGGCATTGCTGATCTCCTTCCCTGGAGGGGACGCCTCCGTGATTACTTCTTCTTGTGGTGCGGCTTCGTCGACTTTTCCGGTTCGTCCTGCTCCTCGTCGTCCTGCTCTTCGTCCGCAGCCGCAACCTGCTCCGGCGCGGCGACGGGAGCCTCGGGCTCCGCGTAGTACTCCGCGAAGCCCATCTGCACCTTCCGCCGCGCCTCGTACTCGTCCACGTCGAGGATCGTTCCCGCTGGAACGCCTCCCATGCCCGTCACGTTGTGCGCGGTGAGAACTTTGATTTTCGGCATCGCCTCTTTCCTCGGGAGTTGGGGGGGCGGGCTCGTCACCCGCCCCCCACTCCTCAGTTATTGGCTTACGCCGTGGTTCCGCCGGTCCCGACGCAGAACGACTCGCCGTGACGGATGATCACGTCGGCGCCCTGGAAGCTGGTCAGCTTCAGGAGGCCCTTGTCCGCGAGGGTGTACGGGTCGACGATGATTTCCTGGGAGCCGAACATGCCGATGACCATGTCGTCCCAGTTTCCGAAGATGAGGCCCTGGTCGGCCCCGCCCACGACGGCGCCGGCGGTGCCGGTCATCGTCGCGGAGACCTGGTTCGAGCTGAACGCCGGGTAACCCGCGACCCGACCACCAGGACCACCGGTGTCGATGCGGCCCTGCCAGATCGCCTGACCCGCGGCCGCGGCCGAGAAGTCCAGCGTCGCGAGCCACTTCGCAGCGAGGCCCGGCGTGGTCAGCCATCCCGGCTTCCCGTCGAGCGCGTTCTTCGCAGCGACGAGGCCGATCATGGCCGTCAGCTCGGTATAGTCGATGGCGCCGCCCATCGCCTTCTGCTGGACGTCCTGCCACACGTAGACGCCCTTCGGCTCGGCACCGGCGCCGCCCGCCTGGCCGTGGATGGCCGCGCGGTCGATCGCGATCGCGTGGATGCGCGCGATGTCGTTGCGCACCATGCCCTCGATGTCGACCGAGGCCTGGATGAGCAGCTGACGCGAGATGCTGGTCGTCGCCTGCAGCCAGCGCGGCGTCAGCGTCACGAGCCCCAGGGCCAGATCCGAAGCCGAGACCGCGGAGCCCGGGTTCTCACCGACCCAGCTGGCCGTCATCGCTCCCGTCTGCTTCGGGAAAGCGATCGGCGACGTCAGGCCCGTCAGGAGACGTGCACCGAGCCGCACGACGGCCGTCTGGTTGCGCAGCAGCTCGATGACCTCGCCCGGGCGATCGAAGACCGTCTCGACGCCCTTCGTGGCGGCCACCGAGTTGAGCGCGTACTTCGCCATCCGCTCCTCGTCGGTGCGCAGGTCGAGCGGGAGCATGACGCCGGTGCCGTGCTGGACCTTGGCGTACATGCCGAGGTTCTTCTGCTGGTGACGCAGTTCCGAGTCGAGGTCGCGCTCGATTCCGGTCAGTTTCCCGCCGTCGGCGGCTTCCAGGATCGCCTTGACGTAGCTGTACTGGTGGCGGTCCTTGCCCGGGACCGCGGCGAGCGGGTCCTTACCGTCACCGTTGGCACGGATGGCGGGCGCGCCGGGCGTCAGGCGCTGCAGGATGTCTGCCGCGACGGCTTCGACGCTCAGGCCGCGCTGCATGTATTCGTGCGCCCTGGCCGAGACGCCGTAGCGCTGACACAACGCCGAGATCTCGGAGTTGCGGTAGTTCGCCATCTCGACTTCGGAAAGCGCCTGGCGCTGGTCGTCGTCGGCAACTTCGATGACCCCGCCCGATTCCGTGCGGACGTGCTTCATGGTCTTCTTCCCTCCTTGGATCGTTGCGGGTGGGTCGTCCTCGACCACCTCGACGTGCAGCTGTGCCTGCTCACCCTGGGCGTACCCAGTGAACGCCGCGTTCGGGTTGTTCCCGATCGCGACGGACGAGGCCTCCATCGGTTCCCACGACATCACTCGCCAGAGGTCCCCCTTCTTGGCGTTCTCCTCGACGAGCTTCACGCGCTTCTGCGACATGCCGACGCTGATGTTTGGCCGGATGCCTTCGTCCACCATCTGCCGCACGCTCTGCGCGCGGTCGTGGCTCGCCCAGCGCACGTCGGCATAGAGCGCGCGCCCTTCGAGGCGAGGGTTCTCGAGCACGCCGATCTGATCCTTCGGGTCGTGCTCGTAGAGGAATGCCGCGCGGCCGCTCGAGAGGCGGTCGAGCTGGACGGAGCCCGGCGAATGGTCGATGACCTCTCGGAACGTCATTCCGAAGAACGAGCGCTCGAGCTCCGTCTCATCGGAAACCTTGATCTCGTAGCGCGCTTCGTCGGTGTCTTCCTTGGGCGCGATGCGCTGAATGCTGCAGGCGACGAAGCCGTAGCCTTTGCCGGGATACTTCTTCATGACGATCGCCTCCCTGGCGAGATGACGGCCGCGATGCGGCCGCCGTATCCGTTGGTCCCGGGCTCCGGCGTCGGCTTCGTGTCGCCGCCGTCCCCTTCGTCCGTTTGGGTTGTTGCCGTCTTGTCGCCGGCGACATCGATGCCGAGGCGGTCGGCGAGCGCCTGCTCGCGCTGGAGGTCTTCGAAGATGTCTTCGAGGTCGAGGCCCTGCTCGGCGAGCACCTTGGTCCGCGACGAGAGCCCGTTCTTGATCGACTCGATGCCGGCCTGGGCTTCCTTGAGCGGTTCGATCGACGGCCAGCCGCGGGGCGACCACTTCACGTTCATGAACTTCTCGGGCAGCCGTGAATCGAGGCTGATCGCGCCGACGAGAAGCGCCATGCCCATGAACTCGCGATAGACCGGGGACTCGAATGAGCCGACCCACCAGTGCTGGAGAGAGCGATAGCCGTCACGCTCGATCGACAGCCCGGCCTTGAACGAGGAGTAGTTGATGTCCTCGAGGGATCCGCTCAGCGAGTTGTAGGCGACGAGCAGGCCGCTCGCGATCCGACGCTTCGCCTCTTTCACGAACTCGGAATAGTTCGTGTGGGGATAGGCGGGACTCGCGACTTCGGGCTTGTATCCGGGCGGCGCGAACTCCATCTGCCCGGGCTCGACGTTCATCGGGATCTTGTTCTGCTCGTCACCGCTCGGCGGGCCAGCGGATTCGTCCGTCTGGACGAACCACATCGTCTGCATTGCGCCGAGGCGCGCCGCCACCAGAGCGGCCTCCTCGTAGCCGTCGAGCATCTTCATGTCGGCCATGACGGCCGCCATCCACGGCACCCCGCGGCTCTGCCCGACACGCTCGGGGTCGTAGAGGTGGATGACCTCGTCCGCCGGGACCCGGATTCTCCTCCGGCTGCCGGTCGCCATCA